CAGCCGGAGGCAGCGTCGGGGTTGCTGCTGGAGTTGGTGCGGGTGCGGCTGCCGGAGTCCCGACTGGCGGGGCGGCAGGAGTCGCTACTTCAACCATGAAAGCCTCCTTGGAGTGATGCCCAAAAGAAAAAGGCCCCCCGCCCGTGCACGGAGGGCCTTCTTCTTTGATGTTCTCGCCACCGGGGATCAGCCGGGGCGTGGGCTCAGTTTGTTTATTACTCTGGGGGGTTCTCTCTAGCCACGCCGCCCCAGACCGGCGGGGGCCGCACCTGCGTTCTCAGCCGGACTCGAACCGGCGCCGTACTAGTGAACTATGAGAAAATCTTCTTTCGCTTTGCTCGCTTTCCTACACTGATGCATCCATCCTCTACCGCATGTTCCCCAATGAAGGCAAAGAACTTCAGTATGATGGGATGGCCCGCAAGGCCGAGATTTTTTATGAATTTCACTCCCTCGTCGCTCACGATCTTGCTTATAGCTCTGTCTGCGAGGACTATTCGCCTATCAAAAAGCTCGGGACCCCATGCCCGCCTCAACGCCGCTCGACGCTTGGTATACCGTTTCTCGATTGAGGGGGTGGTTCTCTTTCTTATCATCAATCAGCCCGCTCTCGTGCAAACTCGATCCGACTCTTAATGTAGAGGGCGAGGACCCGTGCGCCTTCCTGCGCGGCGGAGGCATAGGAATCAATCCCGCCCTCGGCTCTCTTCACCAGGGTTGTTTCGCTCATGAACGCTTCCCGCTGAATATCCGCCCAGACCTTCTGCCCCACGGGGCTCCCGAAGGTGGCGATATAGTCCCGCGACAGGGCTTCGTCCTCCTGGCGCATCTGCTCGATGCGGAGGACTTCGACGATTCGCTGCTCCTCGGTCTGGAGGGGGGAGGTCATGGCGTCCTCAACAGATCCTTGGGCGGCACGATCCCAGGCACGACGATGCCGCTCTCCTTCTTGTAATTCAGGATCACCATAGCCGCGTCGGTCAGCATCCGCCAACAGAGATCCTTGTTTCCTATCGGCCCCACCACGTCCACCCCCTTGCCATCGGGGCGCACCGTGATGAGTAGGGGCGGAATGGGTTTCGGTCCGGTCTGTTCACCGTTTCCCGTCATACGCGGACTCCATTGGTGAAGGGCTTGGCTGCGCTTACCCACCCGCCGGAGCCCCCTGCCCCGTCGGTTGCAGAGCTTTTACCATCGGCGCGGCCTGTCCCGCGGCCTGCGCCGTCGCCATCATCGCCTGCACATGGGCCTGCTTCGCTGCCGCCTCGTCTCGTTGCTGGCGAATGCTGGTCACGACCTCTCGCCCGCGCATGCCTCGGGCCGGGACACCGCGCACGGACGCTTTGTGCTGGGCGAGCCAGTCGAGGTCGTAATTGTCGAGGAGAGACGCCGCCTGGGGCACGTTCTGAATCATCTGCGCTGCCCAGCCGATCTCTAACTCAATCGCCTGCACATCGGCGGCCTTCTGCGCCAGGGCGAGCGGGCCTTGAAACACAAGGTCCACGTCGGCGTCGGGTCGGTCCAAAAGTTCCTGCGGCATCGGCATCAGCGCGTCCGCCTCCGCCATCATCGCCACGCCTATTTCTACGAGGTGCGATATGGGAGAGAGGAGTTGCCCGAAGGCTGGACCGAGGAGGCGTGCGGTCTCTTCAAGTCGCTTCGCAACCTCATACATCGTCATATAGCTTGGTTTATCCGGGGGCGGGAGTGCCCGGATCTGGTCCACGAAGAAGCACCGCTCGATGGTCTTCTTCATCTCTTCTTCGACCAATGCCGTCACGTCGAACCGCGCTCCGCTGGTGAGGGTCATCACTTGTTCGCGGGGATTCCCCTGCGTGAAGTTCCTGGCACCCGGCTCCCGAATCATACCCCCGACGACGCCGCCCTTACGCTCATAGGTCTCCGGGTAGGCGTCCAGGGCGAAGGAGAGGAGTTTCAGCTCCCGCGTCCGGTTCTTGCTCTGCATCTCCCCCAGGGCAACGTGCGCGGGTCCTGATCCCCACACCCCGCCGGAATACTTGTGGAAGCGGCCCACAATCGCCGGGAAGCGGCGGAAGCCGCCCTCCTTGATGACGACCTTGCCTTTCACGTCGAAGATACAGTCCGTCCAAGGCAAGCCCAGGCTGTCGGCCCGGTAGCCATTCGCGTTCTTGCGGGGGTAGATCGCCCGGCTGATCGTCACTGAGTCGTCTGGTTTCTCCTTCGCCTTCTCCAAAATCTCCTGGCCGACCGCCTGCCCCCAGCGGGCCTGCGCCGCCCCGGCGGACATCACGGTATCGTAGAAGATCGTGTTCACCACGCCTGCGGCGTTTTCCGCGATGGTGTAGGCACCAGGGGCCAGCGTCTCGAACTCGAAGCCGCCGAAGGTGCCAGCCCGTCCCAGGCGTTCAAACATGAGCGTGGCGGAGGTGGCGATAGTCGTAAAGTCCGTGTACCACTCCCCGAATTCCGCAATGAAGTTGCTGGCGTTGAGCGCGTTCAGGAATCGCTGCGCCGTGTCTTCCAAGTAATTCTGGACGGCGTTACTGGCGTTCAGCTCTTCCTGGCGCATCCGGAAGGCCAGCCACCGTTGCGCGGGATTCGTCAGGTTGCCCTGCAAGAACGTGGCGAGGTCCCGCGCTGCCAACTCCCCCGCCGCGCAGATTTGCTGCGAGGTCAATTTCTGACCGGGAGCGGCACCGATGAGGAGTGTGCTGCGCCGGGGGCAAAACAGCTCCTCAATCTCGATCCAGCCCGATTCGTTGGGCGTCCGCATCGCCAGCAGTTGCGACCGGCGCTTGACGAGGGCGGTGATGTCAACGGCCATTACTTTTCTCGCATCGCATAGATGCCGGTTCCTTGGAGTTGATCGCGCATGTCGTTCTTGATTAATTCAACCGCTTCAATGGCGGCGTAAGAAAGAAAACGCTCGGTGGCCTCCCCATTAAGTTCGGCGCGATAGTGGATTCCTCGCAGATCGGGCCTGTCGGTTTCGGTAATTGTGATTTCGGCCACGATTACCCCATCCGTCTCCCGGTCAGCGGGTGTTTGCGCTTCTGCATCCGCATCATGTCGCTGAGATCGCCTTCCGACATCCCCATCATGCTCTTGATGGCGTCATGGGCACCTTCCGGCATGTCCTCCATTTTCGCCTTGCCCATCTTCACCGCATAGGCCATGCGAGCGGTATCGGCTTGCTTGCGGCTCGTGGAGGGCATCAGGATCCTCCTGCCACCGTGGCAGCGTTCATCTCCTCCACGCTCACCCGATGCTTTGGGCAGACGGGCCACCCATCAAACGTATGCCATCCGTCGGGCAATACCGGGCGACAGACCTCTTGGCCGATGGGATACAACGCGCTGCCCGCGTCGCCCATCTCTCCACACTGGTAGCATTTGACGCCCATAGAAATCGCACAGGCGAACGGGACGCGCATCACCGGCCCCCCATCCGCGCATAGCGCCCCCGCTCCTGCCGAGGATCGCGCAGGCTCATCAATGGATCGTACTGCATGCGGCTCATCCGATCCGCTGCGTCTACTTCCATCTGCGTGAGGAAATCCAGTGGCGTGAACCCCTCCTGAGCCCCGTAGCGCAGCGCATCCGCCCCGTGCGAATTCTCGTCGTGCACCGGCTCCCCCGTCCAGTCCTCCGCCTGATTGCTCCAGGCGCGATGGTAGCCCCGCAGGCTTTCGAGCCCTGCGGGGAGGTTGTCGGCCTGCGGCATCCCGCACTTGTCCACGTCGAACACGATGCGCGGGAAGCAGCTCCGCAGCATGTCAATCCCTTGCTGCACGGCGAGCTTGTCGAGGAGGACCACGGAGGGAAAGGCCGACTCGAAGACCTCCTGGGTGCTCAGGGTGGCACTATAGCCCTTGGCCTTGGCATCGTGCGGTAGCACGATCCTCGTCACGATATAGGGGCGCTCCTTGATGAGCTTGATGGCGTACTCGGCGGCGGACATGGCCCCGATATGGTTCGCCTTGAAGGCGCAGTAGTCAATCAGTCGCGTCTCGCGGGCGAGCGTCTGATAGAACCAGATCGCCGTGCCGTCCGACCGCCCGATGTCCAGGCAGCACCCCACGGGCGCGTTCACCTCGCGGGGCACGCGAACGATCCGCCCCTCCCGCTCCGCCCGCTGCACACAGTCGCCCAGAATGGAGCCGCGCTGGACGCCAAGGGGCGAGTTGTAGTGCTCCTGGAGGATGATCGCCTCGTCCACACCACGCCGTCGCATCTCCGCAATCTCCTCCGGCGTGGTGACGGGCGTGCCGTCCTCTCCGGGCGCATCCTTCCGTGTGGTCTCACACGTCAGGAAGGAATGGAACCAGCGATTCTTCGCCTGCCGCGCCTGCCGCTCCGCATAGAGCCCGAGCCGGTAGTGATGATTCTTGCCCCGGTGGGTCCCAGCGAAGGCGGCCCAGCCGTGATTCGACACCACCATCGGCTCGTAGATTTCCTCGAAGACCGTCTCCGGCATATCCTGGTACTCGGAGAGAATCACCCCGGACGCATTCGGCCCGCGCCGCCGCTGCATGGCCTCCGCCGCCCCCTGAAGCTGGTACACGGGCCCGGTCTTCGTCCCGTACCCGTCCTTCAGCCGGATCATACACTCCGTCTCCGAGAACTCCTCACGAATCGCCGGGGGAAACGCCTCGTCCACAAACCGCCCCTTCCCGCACGGCCCGTCCCAGATCACTTCCTTGGCCGTCTTGAACGTGGGCAAGGCGTGAATCACCAACGGCGAGAGCCCGTGGTTCCCATAGGCGTCGAGCATATACATCTTGGCGAGCTTCGCCAGCGTGTAGTCCTTCCCCGTCTTCCGGTGCCAGCCGACCCAGAAGCGGTCTTTCTTCTCGATGAAGAAGGCCCGGACCAACGGAATCTGATAGGACCGAAGCCACGACATCGGATCGTCGTGAATCTCCGTCGGCTGCTGCGCGAGCTGTTGCTGACGCTTCGTCGTGCGGGGCATCAGCGGCTCCCCACGGGATACGCGACTCCGTTCCGAAAGCACGTCCGGCAGATCCCCGCGATCCAGTGATTCTTGGCACTCAGATTCTCACAGCCCGGACAGCGAGAGAGATACCCGACGAAGCGCGTCCACCGCTTCGGGCGTCCGGCGATATGGCGATTGGGGTAGCGCATCAGCGTCCGAGGCTCACGACCCACCAGTGAATGGACGCGCCCATCGCGCCGACCACCATCGCCAGGAGCCCAAAGGCGGCCACCCCCAGGAGCACTACCGTCCCCCACTGTCCGGCAACCGCCCTTCTCTGTTTCCACGTCCCCTCCGTCGTGGTCTCCCGTTCCACGGGTCGCTCATTTCCAATCGCCGTGCGGAGTCCTCGTCTCATTTCCGGTCCGCCTGCGGCCCGAAGCGGGCAAAGAGTTTCTCTGACACGTCGGTCAGGACGCGGACACGGACGATGAAGGCGGCGAGCAGGATGAGGAGAATGACGTGGGAGAGTGTGAGGGCGACGTAGACGGGCCAGGGCATCAGGGGTGCTCCAGACGCAGGAGAACGACTTTGGATTGTGGGAGAGCACGAAGCGCCTCACCGGTGGAGAGCACGTCGAGGTGAAGCAGATCGGAGACGGAGGGAAGAGGAGGAAGGACTTCAGGGGGGTGTGCCTCTGAAAGTGTAAGACGGCAATCGAGACAGAGAGGTTCGACCGGATCGCCGAAGGGCCACCAGATTTTTTTCGCGGGCGATGGAATCAGGGGGGCGCTACAGGAGAGACATTGAAAAACTTCGGGAGGGTGTACCGTGGGTGAGTGAGTTCCCACGTGTGTTCGTGGCTCGCAGTTTTTTCCCCCACCCCCCTCGTCCGTCTGAATCGCCTCCCGCTCGCTCACGTGCTCACCTCACCTGGCACGCAATCGCTTCATGACGCGCTGCACGCTGGTCGTCATAATACCCATTAGCGGAACCACGCTAGGCGTCATCACTAGAATCTAATACTTGCGCGTCTATCACTCGCTGATCTACCTCGTGCGCTGCGTCAATCGCGGGAATCAAACGCGCAGGTTGTGCGAGCTCAGTGAGATGCAGGTGGTAGTGCAGACCGCCAGCGCCTCCGGTCGGCTGGGTAGCGGTCGGGATCGTGCCGGCGCGCTCCAACATCCGGTCCATCGCGTCCATCGCTCGGCACTGCACATCACCGTCCGGGGCCTCTATTGCCTCTCCGTTCTCCCCCTCCTTCACCCGCTTGAACTCCGTCAACTGAATCCTTTTGGATACATGCCTCTCCAGCGTCCACCCTTGCTGGGTTAACGCATCACTGAGTACCTCTTGTGCAACCTGTCCAGCCGCCTGACTGATGAGCGCCGCTCCGGCAATCGGCCTCCCTAAAGCCTGGTGCACCTGCTTCTTCGCCTTTGAGGCAATCGCCCGCACACGCCGCATGTACTGCCGGTGGTACTCACGGTATGCCTCCCCTTGGAGCGGCATCAGAGACACCACACCACGACGCAGGCCAGCCGATCACACACCAGGACGCATTGGACGTAGGCGGCAGACACCGGGGACGCCACCAGCAGGATCGCTCCGATCACTCCGATTCTCCACATACCGTCAGGATACCCCTCTCTCCCGGTCTGTCAAGCATATTCTTTCCTGCACCAAACAC